GGATTGTTGTTCACGCCTGCACGCGGCTCGCGCGCGGTGTCGCATGTCGCCTGCCACAGCCCGCCCGCATGCGCGACGACGGCCCCCTCATAGTGGATGCCGTCAGTCCATTTCTTCACGGCAGGCATCTTGCCGGGTGGACCTTCCAAGCCGCGCGGGCCGACCGGGCCACGTTCACCCTTTTCACCCGCAGGGCCAACGATTGCCTCGCCGGGTGGACCTTGATCACCCTTGGGACCGGCAGGCCCAATTTCGCCGGAAGGCCCCGGCTCGCCGCGCTCGCCTTGTTCGCCGCGTTCGCCTTGCGGGCCATTGCGCTCGATGATGATTTCCTTGGTGACCACGTCGCCGGGATCACCCTTTTCACCGCGCTCGCCTTGCGGGCCGGGCAGACCTTGCTCGCCTTGCGGGCCGACGATGGCTTCGCCCGGTTCCCCCTTTTCACCGCGCAATCCGGGCGGGCCTGTCTCGCCCCGCGCGCCTTGTTGACCGGGCTCGCCGGGCTCGCCGCGCTGGCCGACTTCACCGGGGTCGCCCTTCTCACCCATGGCACCAGCCGGACCAATCTCGCCCTGCAAACCCATGGCACCCTGCGGGCCGGGCGGCCCACATTCGCCTCGACTGCCCGCAGGACCAACAATTCCGATGCCGTCTGCACCTTTCTCGCCTCGCTCACCCTGCGGCCCCACAATGGTCTCGCCGGACAGGCCGCGCTCGCCCTGCGGACCCACGGGACCGGGAATGCCGTCGCGGCCGGGCTGACCATCGCGGCCAGCGATGCCGGGCGGCCCGTGCTCGCCCTGCGGGCCGGGATCGCCGCGGTCGCCCTTCATGCCGAAGCCGCGTTCGCCCTGCGGGCCGGACTCGCCGCGCGGGCCGATGCCGCCCTGCGGGCCTATGTGCCCCATCGGGCCGGGCATACCACGCTCGCCACGCTCACCTTGCGGGCCGGGCGCACCGTCGCGTAGCTCGGCCAAGCGCACCGCCATCAGGCGCTCGACTTGGGCGCGAAGCTCGGTCACTTGCGCATTCACTTCGGCAAGCGTGCGGCGCGCTTCTGACGTGATCAATTCCTGATCGCGCTTGGCCTGTGCCGTGAATGACTCGCGGTCGCGCTGCCATTCGCTGCGCTCTTGCAGCAGCACTTCCCCGAGCACTTCATGCATCACATCAGTTAAGAGTGTCGCGCTTTCGTTGTTTTCCAATTCTGCTGGCGGCGGCGAAGACGTGGGCTGCTTCCCGTTGGATGCTGTCATGGTTCACCTTCGCGGCTTGCGGCGGCGGCTTTGGTGGCGGCGCTTCGCCTGCATCGCCCTTGGGCGCGGGTTGCGCGCTCGCGCTCGCGGGCGCACCCGGCCCCGGCGCGCTCGGAATGCCTGCGGCGGCAGAGAGCGGCACCACTTGCTGCTGGACTCTCGGTTCCTCGCCAAACGGCGTGTTGTCGAGCCCTTCTTTCTCGCGAGCTTCATTCGGGCTGAAGATGCCGCCCTGCACCGCGCGCGCGAGACTTTCGATGCGATCCTTGAACAGCGAGCGCAACAGCGCCGACGTGTCGAACTCGATGTAATCGTCCGGCTGGCCTTTGAGTTGGAACAGCAAGCCGAAGGCTTCTTCCACGTGGTTGAGGCAGAAGCCTAAGCCGCTCGCCAGCCACATCTGGATCAGCGCTTCGGTATTGGTGCCGGGCGCGGTCGAGAGCCCGAGCAATTGCAGCGGAATGCGATACACCAGCGCAATGTGCGACTCCGTGATCTTCGTCATCTCTGCGACTTGCGCGTCGCGTCCGCCCACCGTCCACGGCTGCACCTTCAAGCCTGCGGTGAGGATCGGGACTTTGCCTTGGTTGAGGCCGCGCGACTGCTCGTCCCACCTGTCGCGCAGGAATTGCACTTGATCCTTGTCTAGCTGGAGATCGGTGGACAGCACCGCGCTCGGGCGCGCTTGGTTGCGATAGAAGTTGATCTGCTGATCGGCAATAGCCCCACCAACCTCGATGTCTCCGAGCGCCGCGATCAACGGCGACTCGCCCATGATCGGATAGGGGAAGCGCCGGTCAGCATGCAGCCGGATATGCAAGACATCGCGTTGCGGCACGATTAACGACGTACCCTGCTCGATCTGGCGCTCGATCACCATGTTGCCAGCGAGTTGGTAGAAGACCTCGCCATTCCATGCCAGTTGCGGGCGCGATACCCGCGGGTCCATCAGGTGTAGCTCGGTGATCTCGAAACGGTCGTTGCGCAAGGCAAGAGCGTAGCAGTTGCCCTCCAAGTACAGCCCGCGCACGGCGTTGAGCATGAAATCGGAAATGCTCTGATAGGCATTCGGGTGTCGCAGGATGCGCGACAGCGCCGACGTGGTGATGCGATCCCGCCCGCCTTTCTCGTTGCTGCGCCAGTGATCGCCGGGGCACATCGCGACGGTCTGGCTGTAGGCGCTGACGCACGCCTCGACCATTGCCGAGCGAAAATTCGGCAGCGGGTAATTGCCTTGCTGCCACCAATTGATCGCAGCGCCGTCCGGCAACCATCCGCCCGTGATCGGCAGATAGTACGGACCATCTCTGTATTCTCCCTCGACCGCGCGAACGATTGTGCGCAGCGTGCGAGCAATAAGAGCGCGCGCAGCCATCCGATCAATCTTCTAATGGGATGAAGAGAAGAGTCCCGGCCTTCCTCAACGGGACTCCAAGTCAAGAGGTTCTTCGGTCAGCCATGTGTCGGCGGGGTCGGGCGGATGGTCCGCGTTTGATATCCGCTCGATGACGCGGGTTTCTTTGCTTCAAGGTGACGACCCTGCACCGGCTGATTGAACGGATCAGGCCCACTGCCGTCTTCCTCGTGTTCAAGGAACGTCGCACCGAGCGCATGAAGATCATTTTCCTCCTGCGTCGGCGTGGGCTTGCCCTTCATCCGTTCCATGAACTCTTCACGCGACTTGTTGGTCGCCTCTCGCTCGACTTCCAATTGTTGCCGAGCACGTGCCACGCTTTCGTTCTCTGCCATTTTCGTCACTCCTATTGAAAGGATATCCGCGGTGCAGGCGTCCCTTCCTGCATACCCAACTGTTCACAGCGAGACCACGCTTGGGGCTATTCCGCGAATAGGTATTACCAAGTCACATTCTGCATCCACGCTATCGTACCGGCACGTCGCTGAAGCCAATTCAGCGGCATGACCATACGAAGCGCGATACTGTCAGTCTGCCACAGAGAACGCTGCGGCGCGGCGACCGTTCCCGGAGAGCCCGGCCCGACAAGGTCCGCCGGGGAGGTATCTTCCATGTGAAGCGTCGCCTGATCGCTGAGTTCAAAGCGAGGCCCACCACCACCAACGCTGACAAAGTCCGCGGCGTCGATCAGGATCACAGTCTTCGCCGGGACCGTGGCCGAGTCGATGATCGGGATGTTGTTCAACGACCCTGCCGCGATCTGCGCTTGGAACGGGAAAAGCCCCGTATTTGTTGCGGTTGCCAACGATGCCGTCAGCATGTCGGACGGATTCATCAGCCAGCACAGACTGCGCAGATTGCCGTAGGTCGCCGCCGTGATGGCACCCACGAGCGCCTTGATGTCACCCGTGATCGCCGCGATGCCGCCGCCCGCCGTCGCGGTTGTCGCCGCAACGCCGTTGAGCAGACCGGCCGGACGGATGGTCGTCGAAGCATTCGCGTCGATCAGCACGCTATCAATAGCCACGCTGGTATCGACTTGAATAGCTTCCCTCAATACCCCTTCGATAGCAGGTATGGAGTGCTCATCAATTTCGCGAGTCCACGTAGTGATAACGGCCATCTTCTTAGGCACTAAGGTTTGCGACGTGAACGCACCCTGCCTAACTGGAATGGCCTGACCTTCACCGACAAAGCTACCGGCGATAGTCGGAGTCCGTGAACGCGTGGGAATGATGATCTTGCCCGCGCGGCCAAAGCTGAGCGTGAGCCCCTTGGCCGACAGCCGCACGAACAGGCTATTGGGCATCAGCAGCGGCATCATGTCGGTGTAGACTTGCTGGACAAGCTCGGCTGCCCAACCCGTCACCGTCGTCATGGCCGGTGCCGACGCCGCACGCAGGACGATGTCCGACACGATCTTGGTGCCTTCGTCGTCGCCGTAGATTTTCAGCCGCGCCTCTTCCGGTGTGCGATTCCAGATTTTCGAGATGTAGCTGATGGTGCCCGCCCGCACGACATAGTCGAGCGGATCAAGGTCTTTCTTGCGGATGTCATGCAGCACGGTGGGGGCACCCGTCCCATTGCCGCCGTTGGACACCACCAACGCGCGCCGGGTCGTGCCGCCGTTGCCGCCGCCTTCCGCCGACTTGGCCAAGCGCTTCTCGGCTTCGATCAGAGCGGAATGCTGCTTCTCCAACTGCGCGATCTCGCCGTTGAGCGTCGTGGTCTTGTCGAGATCGGCATCGCTCACATTGGAGTCATCCATCTTCTCCAGATGCTTCTCCAACTCTTCCCGCTTGCCGGTCATAAGACCCTGCAAGTCGGTAATCCGTTGACCGAGTGACATGGGGTCACCCTTTCCATTCTCAGACTTGGTTTTGGCGTGCCCGCCAGTGTTTCCGCTCTTCTCGGTGGCCCCGTCTCTTTTGGCATGCCCGCCGAAGACGAGATCGAGCGTTGCGGCAGATACGTTGAGCGATTTTGCAACCGCCAACGCGTTCGAATTGGCCGGGATCGACACCAGCGAAGTCTCGACCAACTCGGATTTCGTGTAGATGAAACCGACTGCTACGTTTTTCTCGGTGCGCGGTTTCGTCTCGATTGGCTTGAAGCCGACGCTGACCGCCTTCAGGATGCCAGCCTCGACCAGCTTGCGAATCTCGTCGATGCGCGGTGACGTGCCTTCGGGCGCGAGTTGCAGGTTGCCCCGCAGTGTGCCTTTATCGACGCGCAGGTTGTTCCATTTTCCGACGATGTGATTCGGGTTGTGGTTAAAAAGTGCGATGGGATTTTTCTTGAAGCCCTCTAGCTGCCAGCCGTCCGACAGGATCATGTCACCCATCCGGTCGATGCTGTCGTCCGACAGGATGAATTCCATGCCGTTCACGTCGCCGCTGTGCGCCTTGTGCACGATGGCAACTTTCTTTAGCCCACGAGACTCTTCGTACGCTTGATGACAGATTTCTTCGGCGGCATCTTGATCCGCGTCATCGTCCATCACTTCATCGATGCAGCGCTCCATGTATGTGTTGTAGTCTTCATCGTCGTCAGGATCGGGCGGCGACTGTTTGGTCTCGATCAGCTTTTGCCAAAGCTTGACAATACGAGCAACCTCGGCTTCGCTCTTTTTCGGTGCGCTGCGACCGGAATCGCGCCACATCTGAAGACATGCAGCTACAGCTTGGTCAGTTTCTCGCTTACCGTCGCCCTTCATGTCAGGCACGCAGCGGGCCATGAATTCAGATTGCGACTCGTCCTTGCCCGGTGTCATCGGCATGGGGCTCTCCCATCATGATCATGCAGGCTTGCTCGTAGGCGCGGCTGTCGAGGCGGCAGCTTCGGCCGTCTCGTGCGATCCATTCGTCGAAGGCGCGGCGTTCGTGATCCTCGACGATGTAATACTCGTCGAGAACGATTACGGTGCCATCCACAATGCGCGGCCCGAGCGCGTCGAAGATCGTCTTCGTGCTGGAATAAAGGTCGCAGTCAATGTGGACGAAGGCGACGTTGTCGGAATTCCGAGCGAGGAAAGCCGGGAGGGTGTCAGCAAATAACCCGATTTCGAGGGTGCAGTTGCTTGGGACAATTGGTGGATCACAGGCAAAGTGGCCGGGCTGATAACTTCCCCACGCCTCCGGGAGCCCTTTGAACGAATCAAAGCCCGTGACTTGGCGCGGGCAAAATAATTTTGCCAGTAGACGGAGGGTGCCCCCCATCGCAACCCCGAATTCAAGGACCAAGCCGTGATCGGGGGCCAAGGTCGAGGCGTGGTCGATGATTTCGTATCTGTCACGATACCAACGCATCATGTTGTATCTTGTAGATCAGAGCTTGCTCGCCGCTCGCAGTCTCTACTGCGATCTTCATGTCGTCGATGTTCTGCCCGAAATGCGGATTGGCGATCAGGAATCTTCGCGCCGTGTCGTAATACTTGGCGAAGATCGCTGGCGGCAGCACTTGCTTGGCCTCGCGCAGCGTGATGTGGGCGTAGCTCTTTTGCCCCGCGGGTTTCTTGGCAATGCCTTGCGCTTTCGTCCACGCATCGGCAATCTCGATCAGCTTGATGATCGGAATATCCACCCGCGTGATCTTGACGTGCTTGTCGCCTTTGAGCGTGTTGTCTTCAGCATCAACACCCAACTGCGCCGCCCACGTGTGATGACCATCGAGAATGTAATTGTCCCTCGACACCACGAGCCGCTTGTAGAAGCCCTCTTTGCGGATGCGCTTCATCGATACGGCAACCTTGGCCCCATCGATCTCGCTCTGCGTCGCGCGCAGATAATCGCCGCGCTCGGTACTCTTCGCAGTCTCGTAGCCAAGGCTCTTAAGGTGATTGACGAAATCTTTGGTCCGCTTGGCCGGGATCACTGGCATCTTGACGCGCGGGATGCCGATTTGCTCGGCGCAAAACAGGTTGGTGCCCTCCACGCTGACGTTGCAGAGATTGAACACGGGCGCTTGCTCGCCAGCTTCTGCCATCTCGGCCGCGGTTTCACCGAGCCGCTTGATCAGGGTCGAGACTTGCTTGATCTGCGTTAGTTCGACCTTGCGGTCTTCGAACAGCGCGCGCTGCGCATCATAGACATTGCTGGTATGGATTACGCCTTTGGCATCTTCCCACGCACCGGGGGAGTAGCCTTTGCCGGGATGCTTGGCGTCTTTTGGCTTTGCGGGAGCACCTTCTTTTCCGCCACCACCACTACCCGATGCGAACTCACCGCCGCCGTGCTGGCCAGAAGGGACGCGCGGATGTTTCGCTTCATCCCAATCTCCCTTGCGCTCTTCATACGCCTTGCTTTCTTTCTTCTTCGGCGGCTCCAGCGGTTCGACACCTTCGATGGTCTGACCCTGCCACGGATTGTCGCGGTCGAGATCGAACAACTGAGAGATCAGCGCTATGGTTGTTTCCAAGTGCGGATTTTTCTTCGGCTTGTCCGCTTTCTTGGCAGCCTGATATTTTTCGAACTGTTCTTGCAGGAAGCCACTGGCTTTCGCCAGCGCGAATTGCCCATCACCATAGGCAACGCCGACGCGCCCTAGCGAGCCCTCGCGCATGTCGCCCACCGCGTACACGCCGGGGATGCTTGTCTGCATGTCATCATCAGTCGGAATTGAGCCACCCTTGCCGTGCGCAAAGCTAGATGGCAGCCACTTGGTGTTTGGCAGCCCGCCGATGAACTCGCCCAGTGCCTTGATATCCAGCACTTGGCCCTTCTTGGTCTCCATGCCTTGGATGTTGCCGCTGGCGTCGCGATTTAATTGCTTGATCTCATCGCCCTCGATGATCGTGATCTTGGGATTGTTGCGCAACGCCGTGACTTGATTTTCGCTCATGTTATCGAGGCCGGTGCGCGCCAACAGGAAGACGCGTTGACAGCCCTTCGCGCATCCCAACGCCGCCTGCGCCGCACCATTGGAGCCGCCGATCACGCAGACATTGCCGCCTCTGCCTGCCTTCGCCAGCCCACCGCCATCCATGATGAACACACCCGACCCTTCCGAGCCGGGAAACGTCAGTTTGCGAAACTCGACACCACCAGCCAGAATGACAGCGCGACTGACAATCTTTTCGCCGTTCGACAGCGTGAGAGTCTTCATCCCGCTCGCGTCCACGGTCATTCCCGTGACGCTCACGCCCAGCTTGGCCTCCGCGCCCAGCCGGGTTGCTTGCTGGAACATATTCTGCGTCAAGCGCTCGCCTGACACACCAATCGGGAAGCCGCCGAAGTTTTCGATGCGAGACGACTTCTTCGCCTGTCCACCCGGAACGGCATTGGCCTCGATCAGCAACGTATCGAGACCTTCATACGCACCATTGATGCTGGCGGCCATGCCGCCGGGTCCAGCGCCAACAACCACCACATCGCGCGGACCACCCGGAAACCCAATTCCCGCAGGCGTACCGGGATCGGCATGCAGGCCGTGCATCTGTGTGGTCAACCCCTGAAGTTCTTTGGTCAGCGCCTCGATCTTGTCGAGTCGCTCGCGCGTCTCAGGTCCGTCAGGCTTTTCTACATAGTCCAGCAAGTCGTTATTGAGCTTCGACCACTGGCTCTTCAATTCCTTGAATCTCTCAACGTCAGCCGGATCATATGTGCTGGCGGGCTTTTCTTTTTCGTCACCACCGCCACCACCGTGACCGAATTGTCCGCCCTCCGATGATCCTGCGGGCACGCGCGGGTGCTTGGACTCGTCCCACTCGCGTTCCCACGCGCGCTCGATTTCTTCGCGGCTGATTTCAATGTGGTCCGCCACGAACGGCGCATCCGCGCCCGCGCACGCGAGGCACTTGTCGCCGCACGGCTCGATGGCTTCGTCGCCGTCGAGCATGTCGAACGTCACCGACTTCTTGCCGAGCACCTTCGACTTGTTCCACTTGGCAGCGCACACGCCCGCCGCGCGCGAGCCGATGCACTTGGTCAGCGCCTCGGTGCATCTCGACATGAAGTCGGCGCGCTCTTCGCCGTCGCTTGGCCAAAGCTCGACTTCGGTCTTCTCACGCGGTTTCTTGGCCAACGATGTGCCCCTTGCCGTCTTCGCTGACCTCGATCTCGCCGCTGACAGCTTGCTTCATGGCGTTGAAGCTCACGCCATAGAAATCCTCGCCCTCGCGCACTTCACCACGCGCATCACCGAGCATGTCGCCGTCTTCGAGACGCGCTTGCAATTCCACGGCATCACCGACTAGTTCGAAAAACCAAGTCATGTGCGCTCCAGCCAAACGCCGCTGTCCGCTGCTTGCTTGATCAGCTTGGCTATATTTGGGAAGAACAATCGCAGATCGGTGCGAGCCGAACCTACGTTGCCCGTGACCCACGCGAATGTCTCGGCAAACGCTTCGCTGCGACCGGCCTTGCCTTTTTGCAGGTAATATCTCAGGCCGCGCTTGGCGGCAGTCGGCATGCTTTTGACATCCCTCTCGTACGCATCGATGAACATTCGTGAGTTTTCTGATGGACGCTTGAGCGCAGAGTCGAAGGCATGTCCGGTCTCGTGCAGCATGGCCCCACGAACGCGTGTGCTGCGCACGAATTTCTTCTGGCCGATAGGCCGATAGGTCTCGGTAACGTTCACCGCCTTTGTTCCGGTCTGGAACATCCCATCAGCGGTGTCCCACGTTGTCCCGGCTGGCCAGCCGCGCGGATGCACGCCTTTCAGATCAGGATTCAATTCGGTCATGCTGTTGCCGAGCCGGAACCTGATGCCCTCTTCCGCGAGTGCCTGAAGCGTCGGCGCGGGGATCGCCGCAAGTGCGCTGCCAACTTCGAATTTGAAGTCGCCGCCAACCCCTTCGCTCATTTGGATCGGGACCGGCGAGTGTTCCAGCGCTGCCTTGGCCTTTTCCAGCCCGCGCTCTTCCGCAGTCACGCCGTACACCATCCGCGTGACGCCTTCGGTCTCCATCGGGATTTGCCGAAAGCCCACTTCCTTCATCGCCGCGATGGTATCGGCATCATCGGAGAACAAGACCTTCTCGATGCTCGCTGCTCTGTTGTTCCCCTGCTCAAACAGCACGGTATTGCGCAATGCCTTCACCAACGCGTCGTGCTCGATTCCGCCGACTCCTTCAATCGTGGATTCTCGCGTGTCGGGATTGTGCTGCGTGAATACCGCTGCCAGCAATTTGTTGTTGCCATCGTGAATCTCGACCAGCGATGCATGCCCGGCCTTGCGCTTGTCTTCATTGGCATTGAGATAGAAGCCGAGCGCGACTTCCATCCGGTTGATGTTCTCCCATTCCTTCTCGCCAACCTTGCCCGCTTTCTCCAGTGCGTCGAGTTGCGCTTGCAATTCCGTCTGCCACTTGCGCACGCGATCAAGATCGGTCCCGATACCAATGAGCCGCATCTTATTGTCGTCGTCCGGCGACAGCGGCTCGTTCCGCCGCAGCGGCACCGTTTCCTCAAACGGGTCTTTCTTCAGGTCGAACCAATCCGGCGAGCTAATCCGTCCCTTCCGGCTGACTTCGATGATAATCAGATTGCCTTTATCGTCACGCCGCCCCCACTCCCGCCGATAGTAATTTCCTCGCTCAAAGATTCCGCTCGTGACTTCGGTCACATCCTTCAGCTTGGGCGATTTCGTCAGATATTGCGGATCGACGCGGTTGTCGTAAATCTTCTTGCCGTCGTCGGGATGCACGTCGTCGTGCCGCCCCTTGTACGGCGGGATATCCGCAACACCCGGCAGCTTCGGTGCTGGCCCGGCCGGTTCGCTTCCGCCACCGCTCGTGAACTGCCCGCCCGTGGGTGTGCCTGCCGGATCGCGCGGATGCTTGCCTTCATCCCACGCCTTCTCCGTCGTGACGGGCGGATGCCAATCGAACTCGCCGTCGTCGCCCCAGTGAAAGCGCTCTGCCCGGAACGTCATGACACCAGCCTCGCGACAAAGCGCTCGGTGTTGGGAGCATCGCGCGGTTCATGACTGATGATCTGTAGCCGCGAGTCGCGAGGAAACAATATCTCGGCTTCTTCGGGGTAGTTCGACAGCGAGCCCACCGGAAACGCTCGACTACCTTTCGGTACTTGGATTTCGATGTAGCTGCCCGGCTTGTCGATCTTCGACTTGTCGAGCGTTGCGCTCATGAAGCCCGGATCGCTGAATGAGCCTTCATTATTCAGGATGCTTTGCGTACGCTGCCAGCCCACCGTGCGGTAGACCGTCACATCGCGCGGTAGCTCGTGGCTGCCCACAAGCTCGTCGAGATGTCCGGTCTCGGGCGCAACAGGACCGGGACCACCGCGTGCGTTTTGATTGAAGGTGAAGCTGTCCTGCGTATACATATCGAGCGCTTGCCGTTGCTTGAACGGAATATCGCTCACCCCCATTTCCTCGCGCAGCGCATCCACTTTTTTGGTCGAGGCCGTGACGTTGCGGTCTTCACCGCCAAGCGCCATCGATCCCAATTCGTCGTCGCCGATAAACTGCCCGCCTTCGGACGATCCCGCGGGCGCGCGCGGATGCTTGGACTCGTCCCACTCTTTTATCTTCAGTGCGGATTGCTGTGCCGCCGTTCCTGCGTCGTAGTCCGCGACGTAGGGACCATCGCCCTGCTTGTAGGCTTGCGCGCGCACCGGATCGTAAACCATGAACACGACATCGGGGCGTCCGCCGTTGAATTCCTTGAAGGTGTCGTAGCTCCAATCGTCCGGCTTGTATTCGTCATTCCACGGCAGGCGCGCGACCGCGCGAAAGCCGTTGCCCGCGTACATGCGCGGCAGCACGGTGTCGAACGCATCGAGGCGGCGTCCGCCCTGATTGATCGCGAGCGCCATCGCGGTGTTGGCGAATTTCTTGGCGTCCGATTCGGGATGCTTGAACAGCGAGACCATGTCGTCGCCCTTGAGGGCGAAACCGGCCTTGCCGTCCGGTGTCGTGAACAGCCGCATGTTGCGGTACTCGTCTTCGGGATAGACGTGCACCGCTGCCGCATACGGCCCGGTCTTTGCTGCGCTGATAGCTTGGTGGAATTCGGAAGCCGCTTCCGGCTTCAACTCGTGAAAGGTGAGCGGAGTAACGCCAGCCGCCTCACACGCCTTGCGGCCTTCCTCACTCAGCGACCATACCGCTGCTACAGACCCCCGAAGGCCCGCAACATCTCGATGGCCTTCTCGGGTGTAAGCCCCGGATAATCCTGTAGCGTTTGCTCGACCAGTTTGCGGTCCTGCGGGCTTAGATTCGCCAACGGGTCCAACGGCTTCGCCGCCGCCTGTTGTCCATCTGCCTCGGTCATCGCGTGGCTCATTCGGGTCAAACCGTAGCTGATATGGGGCCTCGCCCCGGTCCTGTAAAGGACTCCTTTGGACCGGCCAGATGATTTCGTCCAGCCATCGCGTCCAGTAATCGCGCGGGCGTACCGGCTCAGCGTGATCGAGGCTTGGGCTGTTGGGCAACACTGCCGAAGCCTTTCGTGGCAAAAATCTTGCGCAGCATGTCGCACTGCATGTAGGACAGCCGGTCTCTGGCCGGAATCTGCGGCGCGACTTTCATCCACGCGTTGAACGCGCCCCATGCCTGCTTGCGCGTGTTGGCATCGCCCGACTGCGCCGCCATGATCAGATCGCGGAAGGTGATCTTCGTCGGCTTGCGCTGCTCGACATCACTCATGGCCACTTACTTTCCGTATAGGTGCCCGGCTTCAGCATGATGATCCGCATGTAGGCGGGAAGAAAACTCGTCTCGCCACCGGCACCGGCATGCACAATCACGTCCGCCGTGCCCTCCGAACGGTGTGCCGCCAGAACGAAGGTGTGCTTGCCAGCATCCGGGATCATTCGCCGTGCCGCGAATATCGGCATCAGCATGATCTCGTTCTTTGCCGACATGGTGCCGAGACTGCCACGCTTGTTGCCGTTGTCTTCGATTGAGAGCACCGCCGTCGAATTGCTGCCGACTTCCAAGCCGGGCGTGAAGAACTGAATGACGCACACCGTCTCGCCGTCGAAATCCAATTCCGGCCCAACGATCAGTGCCGCGCTGAAAGACTGCACAAACTGATCGGCCGTCAACTCGATATAGGCACCTTCAAGCCAATCCGGCTTCGGTGCTGGCGTCGGCGTAGTCCCCGCCGCGTCATCGAACAGGATAACGAACTGACGATCATCCGCTTGCGCTATCGGATTAAGGCGCGAGCCTGATCGTACCCTGACGTACGGAAATTCGTAATCTTCCGCGAGCCGGAACATCGTCCCCGCCGCAATATTGACGGCGACTTCCTTTGCCTCGCGATCAAACACATCGCGAAACTCGACACCATCTACTGATGCCTGAAACGTCAGCAGCGCCGGGGTCCATTCCATCGGCATTCCGATAGCGATGACGCGCCCCATGGCAGAACAATCAACCACGCCGGACAACGCCTCACCGGCTGCAATCGTCGGACCATTGATGATCTGCATGATCACTCTTTCATCTGTTCCAGCGCGCTCGGCCAATGTGCGGGCGTGGTCTGCGTCAGCAGCTTGACGTTGTCGTACCAAGGCGCGAGCCAGCGCCAGCTATGCCAGTGCGACAGCAGCCCGAACACGCGCGGGTGCCCGATTGCGCCCGCCAGATGCAGCGCCGCGGTGTCCACCGAGATGATCTCGTCAAGCTGCGACATCAGCGCCGCCAGATCAGCAAAGTCCTCCAGCGGGAAGACGTTGATGCCGAGCGCCTGTGCTTCGTCGCCGCCCTGCACTTGCAGGCTGTAGAGATCGACATCACGCGGCAGCGTGCGGTCGAACATCGCCAGCGGGATCGAGCGCGGATAGTCGCCGTCGTGGTTCACCCCCACCGACCACGCCAGCCCGACGCGCTTTTGCTCGGAATTGACCAGCCGGTGCTCCCACCGCTGCCGCAGCATGGCGTTGAGCCCGAGATAGGGTGCGCCGGTCACACTCTCGGGCGTCAGCTTCAGCCAGTGCATCAACAGCAGCATCGGGCAGAAGTAGTCGGCATCGATCACGCGCAGGGAATTCGCCGTCACCGTGCCGATCTGCGCCGCCAGCCGCGTCAACTCGGGCGGCATCATCATCTGCACGTCCGCGCCCATGTCCTGTAGCGCGGGCACGTAGCGCAGCAACATGATGGTGTCGCCGAAGCCGTGGTCGTGCAGCAACAGGATGCGCTTGCCCTTCAGGTCTTCGCCCTGCCATGGCTTCAAGCCACAGGCGGCGGCTTCCTTCGACAGCGGACGCTGCAACGGTCCTTCCTGCTCGCAGCGCGAATATTCTTCGAGTCCTTGCTCCCATCGTCCGAGCGAGAGCAGGATCAGCGCCCGGTTGAAGCGCGCGCGCAAGGTTGTCGCCGCTTTGATCGAGGCATCGGCCTCGACCAGCGCCGATGCGATCTCGTTGTTGCGGAACAGCGCCACCGCGCGATTGAAATGAGTGAGATAGTCCTCGATATCGAGCCCGTGATTTTCGATGATGCGGCGGCCGATGGCTTTGCCCTCGCGCATCACCACGATATCGTCGGGCGGTGTGACCTTGTGGCCGTTGCTGCTGCGCACTTCGACGATCTCGCCGTGCTCGGTGAGCCCGCGCCAGCCGTACTCGGTGTCTTCCGTCGTGATGATCGGATCGAGCTTGGGCAGATCATCGACGAAGGCATAGCCCTCTTTCTGCATGGCTCACTTCCAGCTAGGTGTCAGCCACGCCACGCCGCGCGGATCGCGCAAGGCCCAACTGACCGGCCAGCGCACCTTGACGGCAATGGAGTCGGTCTGGAACAGCCCGCGCTCTTGCATGGTCCCGGCCGCGGTGGGCGTGGTGTCCATCACCAAGGTGGCGGCACTGGCGGCTTCCACTTCCGGCTCGGGACTGAGCGCCGCCACCAGCGCCGGGCAGGCGATCATGATCATGTCGCTGCCGACTGCCGTGCTGGCTGCCACCGTCAGATTCCCGACGTTGTTGATGAAGCGCACCGCCATGCTGGCGGCAACGCCGGGACCGGAGACGACGCAATACGGCCCGTTACCGCCGACAGCCGCGACCGCATTGATCAGCGAAGAAAAATCCTCGGCAAACGCCTCGCCCATGTCGGCATTGTTGCTCGCGGTCGTGGCGGCGATACCGTTGCGCAGCCCGGCCGGACGCGCCGCAGACGCGGCTGCATTGTCGAACAGTGCGGCGTCGGCGGCGAGCCCTGCCGAGCGTATCAGCGCGTCGCTGATCAGCGCTTCGGCATTCGAGGATTCCGCCATCTCGCGGGTAAGCACGGCGATGGACGCGAGCTTGTAGGGCAGCAATTGGCAGGGCGCGCTGGCAAGCTGCCGCACCGGGATCGGGTTGCCTTCCGCCACGAAGCCGCCGTTGCTGGCCGACGCCACGAAGCTCGGGGCGCTGATGACGCCCGCACCGTCCCAATTAAGCACCAAGCATTGCTTCAGTACCTCACCGGCCGCCGACACCGCGCCGAGCGCTTCGACGCCATCGGCCACGACCTTCTGCACAAGCTCTGCCGCCCATCCCGCCACGCCGGTCATCGCGGGCGCGGAGGTTGCGCGGATGGTGATGCGGTCGCTCGGCCACATGCGCTCGGCAACCTCCGTCGCGAACACGCGGCGCTGCCAGAATTTCGTCTGCCATTGCGCCAGCGCTTTCGCCACCATCAGCCGCACGAAGGTGTTGCCGGGCGGCAATTCCAGATCACGCTGGAACGACATGGGTTGGGCCTGCGTTTCTCTCGCATGCCGCATCGGCTCCATCAGGGTCATGGGTCAGCGCTCCGATTTGAGCTTGACTTAAAGGGGTGCTTGGGCGCGGAATGAACACGCGACAGCCGTCCATAGCCCTAGGCCGCCGCTTAGAAAGCCTCCGGGGCAAAGACGGTTGCAGGCGGTGAGAGAAGCGCGGCGCTCTTCGACCGGGCCAGCGCTCTCTCACCGTTTCTTTCAGGTCCACCACTTCCCGGATCGGGAAGCTCCGTTACAGCGCTCGCCAGTGCGTCGGCTGCACCGCGGAATCGCTGTCAATCCAGATCAGATTATTCTGCCATCTCGCCAACCACACGTCACCGTTGGCGTCGCGGATTTCCACAGTGCTGCCGTCGCGGGGGAAGCTCGCGATCTCGTTCCACGGCTTGTGCGCGAAGCCGTTCACTCGTTGCTGGACGGCAAAATGTGGCATGCGTTGAACACCGGAAGCTGGCGCACGCGCTCGCGCATGGCGCAGAATTCAGCGGCGATGGCGTAAAGCTCCAGCGCCGTCATCGTCGGCGGGTGCTCGATCAGCAGATCGAGGCCACAGCACGGTAAACCAAGACAAAGGTGCACCGTGACTTCGCCATCGCTCCCAACTTCGTATCCGCGCAGTCGCGGATACCTGTGCTGCGGCCACGCGTGCATCGGCAAGTCGCTCATGATCTTTCCTTCCCAACAGATGCATGTGCTCGACGCCGTACATGGATCACCCGATGATGGACTCCAGATCGACCTTCAGCGCCAGCGGCTTCACGCCCACCGCCATCGCCAACGCTACCATGCCATCAATACGCCCGGATGACTTCTTTTTCGAGAGCTTGCGGTTGGACTCGTCCACCTTCTCATTGGCCGCGCCTTCAACCACCGCGTTGGCTGCGCACATGTTGAGCACGGGGTGACTTCCGTGGCGAAGCTCTTTCTCCACAATCAACTGCTCTAGCTCGCGCAGCGCAGGCGACATTGACTTGGTGCCTTGCCCGTACTCCACCCACTTCTGCTCGATCTGATAGTCGCTGAAGCCAGCCTGCAACAGCCACGGCTTCAGATGAATCATGTTCCAGCGGTCGAAGCCGATCTTGCGAATCTTGTAGTGCTCGAAAATCTCGCGCAGGTAGATCGCGACATTCTCGTAATCCACCGACGCGCCCGGAGTCGTGTGCAGAAAGCCGTCCTTGTGCCATTGGTCATACGGCACACGATCCGCGCGCGCCTTGTCTTCCAAGCCTTCGCGCGGCAGCCAGAAGATCGGATGCACGTGCCACAGCTTGTTTTTCTTGCCGATCAGCACGAGCGCGGTCAGATCGGTCGTCGCTGACAGGTCGAGCCCGGCATAGACTTCGCTGCAATCGTCGATGGGCTCGGCTGGCCCGCTGATTGCCGCCCACGCTTCCGGCGACACGAAACGATTACAGGCTTCGACGCGCTGGTTGAGGATCAGGTTCCGGTATTCCGCTTCGCGCGCACGCATGCGGCGGGCGTCGTCTGCCATCGCCAGCACTTCAGTCTCGTTGAGGAAGGTGCCGAAGGCCGGGTTGGCTTTCCTGATGGTCTCGACCGAGAACGGATCATCCGTCATCGGGGCCGTGTAGAGCCGCACCACCGTGCGCGGATCGAGCCCGGACATCGCGTCGTCGATCAGCATCGAAAGCAGATCGCCGTCTGTCGGCGCTTGTGTCGAGATGATCACCGAGAGCGGATTATCCTGCCCGCCGGATGCCGTCTCCATCGCTTCGTACAGCGCCGAGCGCGGGCCTTTCACCTGTCCAAGCTCGTCGTGGATGGTGAAGCACGGGTTGAGGCCGAACGCCGTCGTCGCCTCTGCCGCCAGCGCGCGATAGTAGGTGCCAAGCTCGGGACAGCGCAGCACCTTCATCGATTCCCGGATGATCACGCCGCCGCGAAGCTCGGGCGACATGCGGACGATCCGCGCTGCCGCCGCAAAGATCAGCGCCGCCTGCTCACGCGACAGCGCCGTGCTGAATAGCTGGCCATTCGGCCGGTACATCGGCCCGCACAGATGCACGAGCAGCAACAACGCGGCGAAATAGGTCTTCCCGTTCTTGCGGCCATAGCTGAAGATCGCGCGCCGGGTGCCGGACGGATTGTCATAAATGTCTCGGATCGCGTCCTTCTGCCAATCAAGCAGCACGAACTTTTGCCCAAGTAGACGCCCCTCCGGGACGTAACATCTCTGCTCGATCCAGCGAATGATGGTGGCCGACTTCGGCTCGGGCGTCTTGCGGTTGCCGGGCTGCGGCTGCGGCGGCTCGGGCGGTGGACGCGGCGGACGGCCGGGCGGCTTGGGCTTGCCTGCATCGAGATTGGCGGCCCGCTCGCGAATCTCGCGCACGAATTCCTGCGCTTTGATCCCGCGACCGCGGCGCTTCACAATCGTGCCGTCAGCCGTGCGCTCGACCGGCTCGTAGTTGCTGAGACGATTTTTAGACATACGGCCGGGCCTCGTCGCCGTCGTTGCCCCACGATTCCCATGGCTTCCGACCCGCCGCTGCCGCCACCTTGGCGCGCTCGTCTTCGGCCTTGTCGGGCTGGTAACGGCTCTGATTCGTCAGCCGCAGCTTGGTCGCCAGCGTGGCAATGGATTGCGTCTGCGCCTTGTGATCGGCCCACCTAGCGCTCAACTTCGCTGACCATGCCGGGTCCAGCGCCCAACTCTTGCCCTCCGCGACGCAAGCGGCCTTGATCTCTTCGATCCCCGCCCTGATCTGTTTGGCATAGGCCAGATGCGCGCAAAGCTCGCGCAGGATGCCAAAGGTTTCCTCGGTGAACCATTCCGCAGGCAGGCGTGCCACAATTGCCCGCCATTCGTCGGCGGCTTCCGGGGGAACAAGATCGGCCGGGGGCTCGGGCCGGGCTCGCGGAATGAAGGGTGACTCGGGCCGAATTCGAGGCATCTGGATTATTGTCCTACTGTAGTCAGGGGATTTTGGGGCGGTATCCTTTGGGGGCTTGGCTACGAACGTAGCTGGTCGAGGCGGGATGGGAACTTTTTGCGTTCTCCAATACTATCAATGGCTTGCAGCGGTTGTATGAGAGTTATTTTCCCGTGGCGGGTTGTGCCGAAGGCCCACCATCAAACCATTGAAAAGACTGCATTTTATTGGTAGAATGCCATTTCCAGACGCATTGTGGCGGGTGGTACAACCTGACGAGCTATGCGCCGAGATCGGCCTGAAACGACCTTGGTTGCAGGCGAACGCACTGAAAAGCCTAGAAAAACCGGCATTTCCACTCGCAAGGCCGTGATCTGCAACCGGCTACCCCCAAAAACGACCAGAATAGGCCCATTTTATTGGGCAAAATCGCAGTTTGGCTCGGATTCTCGGAGAATTTTATTTCCGATG